AACCTTCCCGTCTACATCGCTTAAAAAACCAAGCGGTTTAACGGAGATTCCCAACGGTTTAAGTCGTCCCGCTTTCGGGGCGCTTTATGGTTTCGATTCTGGCGCTGGTGGTGGCGCGAGTGGTGGCGCGAGTGGTTTTAATATCGATCTACGTTTAACCCATGCCACGATCATAGCGCGTACAGGAGATGCCGTAGGAACGATAGCGTTCGCTACTGATACTTACGACTTGTATGTCTATGACGGTAGTAACTGGTACTTCTACGATTATAATTCGACGACTGCATTCACAAACCAATACAGCGTAAGCTTAGATGGAACAAACGACAGTATTGATGTTGCGTCTAATCCGAATTTGGATGTTTACAGTTGTAGTCTTTGGATTAAAACATCAACAAGTAATTTTTCTTTTCTCCTAAGTGGTTTTGGTGGTGGTTCATCTTCCCGCAGTGAGGCAGGACTAAGAATTAATAACGGATCAGGTAGATTGTTGGAGTACCAAGACTACAACACAGGAGGCTCAAGTCGGATAATGGCTGGTGATGTAGTTTCAGGAGATTTAAATGACGGAGCTTGGCATCATATTGCTATGGTCTATGTGCCATCGAGTTACCAAACTACCACAGGAACTTCTAGTGGAAATGGACAAGGTTACAAGATATTCTTGGATGGTAATCGTGTAGATACTACTTTAGTAGGCAGTTTCCAATTAGCAACCACTGTACCTGAATTTAAAGTAGGGCGCGAAGGACTTAGAGCTCTTTATTTCTATAACGGACTCATCGATGAACTAGCTATATTTGGATCATCATTATCGGACGCAAATATAACAACAATTTACAGTTCTGGTGTACCTGGAGACTTGAGCAGTTTCAGTCCCACCCTTTGGTGGAGAATGGGAGACAATGACGGAGGCACAGGTACTACAGTCACAGACCAAGGAAGTGGTGGAAACAACGGCACACTTACTAACGGACCAACTTACTCAACAAGCGTACCAACTTAATAAATCATGAGCAGAAAATATGTAATCATTGACGCATCAGACGTCGCTTCAATCAACTTTAACGAGGTCAGCGAGACGTCAGCGGATACCCTTAGATTTTCAACAGATGGTAGTAAGACTTTCGTCAAGTTTGACGGCGATACTCCAAGCGCATTAAGCGATAAGGCTTCGTACAACCATACTGAAATATTAACAATATTAGAAGACGGTGATTGGACGTCTCCTTTGCCCGAATAAATTATGCCAAGCACACTTTTAACTTGTACTTCTTCGACGCGTCCCGCCTCTCCTAACGCTGGTGATACGTTGTTTGAAACCGACACTAAAAAGATTATCACTTCTGATGGTACTCATTGGTATCTGTACGAATATGACGGTACAACTGGATTTAGTAATACTCATAGCGTTACACTTGACGGTACTAACCAGTCAGTCGAGCTTGGTACTTCTAGTTCTACTCTGTTTAACTTTGGAACGAATGATTTTAGTTTATCGATTTGGTATAAACCACATGCAGTAGGTAACTACTTCAATCTTTGGAGCGGGCATACGGGAGGCGGCTGGCTTATGTATGTGGGAAGTGGTGGAGCTTTAGGCTTTTATGGGGATAATTATACAGCGCTTCCATCTGTTGGATCGGCAACCGTTAATGGTTGGAATCATGGAGCTGTTGTACGTACTTCTACAAAAGTAAAAATATATTTAAATGGTTCTAAAATTGTTGAAGATACAATCGCTAGTACAGCGGTTTTTAATAAAGCTAGTTCAAATATAGTAGGTATGGGAGCGACAGGTAGTAATACAGCTTACAACGGAGAAGTCGATGAAGCCGCTTTGTGGAACAGTGCTTTATCCGACGGAGGTGTAAGCACTGGAGCGACCGCTGGTGGTGATATAGCTACGATTTACAATAGCGGCGTTCCAAACGATATATCAGCGATGACGCCTATTGGATGGTGGAGAATGGGTGAAACAGACTCTGGAACGGGAACTGTAGTTACCGACATTGGTGCTGGAGTTGGTGGAACAAAATTAAACGGCGCTTTAACTAATGGTGCAAGTTTTGTAACTGACGTACCAACTTAATCTATGCAATACGAAACGGCTCAAAGCCTATACACTCAGCTTGAAGGACAGCGTTGGTCGTTCTTAGATCGCGCTAGAACGTCTGCTGAGTTGACGATACCTTACGTACTTCCACCCGAAGGACACGGTCCTCATACGAAGTACTACACACCGTATCAAGGTATTGGAGCGCGTGGTGTGAACAATCTAGCGTCTAAGTTATTACTCGCTTTACTACCGCCTAACGCGCCTTTCTTTCGTTTGGTCATCGACCGATACGAGCTTGAAAAAGCAAAGGCAGAAATGGGCGAGGAGCAAGGCGAACAGTTACGCACCGATCTTGAAAAAGCTTTAAGCGACGTTGAACAAGCAGTAAGTCAAGAGGTCGAAGTCGAAGCGTTTCGAGTCGGTGTGTTTGAAGCGCTGAAGAATTTGTTGGTTAGTGGTAACACGCTTTTATACATGCCTGACGAAGGTGGTATGCGTGTGTTCCGTCCAGACAGATACGTCGTTAAACGCGATGCAATGGGCAATGTCACGCATATAGCCGTGAAGGAAACTGTTGCACCGTTCATGCTTCCCGAAGAAGTACGCGACGAAGTATATAAAGAATCGAAAGAAAACAACTGCGACTTATATACGAGTATTGTTCGCGAAGGTGACAAGTTCATCGTTCAACAGGACGTCAAAGGAATTGTCATTGACGTGTCGAAAGGATCGTATTCTATCGACAAGTCACCTTGGATACCTTTACGCTATACACGTATTGACGGCGAAGACTACGGACGTGGTTTCGTTGAAGAGTACATAGGCGATCTTAAATCGCTTGAAGCGTTGACTAAAGCAATCGTTGAAGGAAGTGCTGCCGCTGCCAAGGTACTGTTTATGATCAATCCCAATGGTACGACAAGAGCGCGTACGTTGGCTGAAGCGCCCAATGGTGCGATTGTACAAGGTAGTGACGGCGATGTATCCGTTTTACAACTTAATAAGTTTAATGATTTTCGTGTAGCTGAATCGGTAAGTGCTAAAATACAAGACCGTTTATCTCACGCTTTCCTTTTGAATAGTTCCGTGGTGCGTGATGCCGAGCGAGTTACCGCTGAAGAAATACGCATGTTGAGCCAAGAACTCGAAGCGGCATTGGGCGGTCTCTATTCAATACTTTCACAGGAGTTTCAACTTCCACTTGTATCGCGCTTAATGGAGCGTATGAGTAAGAAGGGACGACTTCCTAAACTTCCAAAGGACATCGTTAAACCTACGATAGTAACAGGCGTTGAAGCGCTTGGTCGTGGTAACGATCTTAATCGTCTTGATATGTTCCTTGCTGGAGCGTCACAAATCGTTGGTCCTGACTCTGTTATGCAATACGTCAATGTAAGTGATTACTTTAAACGACGTGCTACTGCGTTGGGAATTGAGACCGAAGGATTGATCAAGACGGAAGAAGAAATTCAACAACAGATGCAACAGGCTCAACAACAAGAAATGATGATGAAGCTTGGAGCGCCCGCTGTAGCGCCGACTATAAACGCTATAGCACAAGAACAACAGGGCGAACTGCCCGTTGAACAATAACACAACCAAACCAAGTGAGAGAATACAATCATGTCAGATTACCAAAAAGTAGAAATAAACGAAAAAGCACCTAGCGAGATTGAACCCGATCAACAGCAAGCAGAGACGACTGAAGAGCCTCAAGGAGAGCAAGAACGCCCAGAATGGTTACCAGAGAAATTTGAATCAGCAGAAGACCTCGCAAAAGCCTACGGACAACTTGAATCCAAAATGGGCAGCCCCGAAAAAGAGCAAGTCGAAGAAGAAGAAGTAACGGAGACTGAACCATCGACGGAATCAAACGAAGCACAAACTTTAATAACAGATGCGTCACAGGAGTTTTTTGATAATGACGGTAAACTTGCAGATGAAACATATGAAGCGTTGGCTAAAGTTGGTCTTAACCGCGAGTTGGTCGATAGCTTTGCACGTGGTCAAGCGGCTCTACAAGACAGCGAATCAACTACGATTAAAAGCGCGGCAAATGGTGAATACGATACTATGTCGGAATGGGCTGGCGAAATGCTGTCGGACGAAGAAATGAACACTTTTAACGACGTTGTAAACAATGGAACTGTTGAACACGCCAAGCTTGCTGTAAGCGGTTTGTACGCGCGTTATAAGAACGAGACAGGCGGTCAAGGACCGAAGCTTGTCACTGGTAATACAACAGGTACGTCGACAATGCCGTATCAATCGATGCAAGAAGTAAGTCGAGCAATGCAAGACCCACGATATAAAAGCGGCGATAAGGCGTATCACGCCGAGTTAGACCGTCGATTGGCGGTTTCCAATATCTGACATGTTTGAACTCTTAACACTCTTTTTAACGGGCGGTGGAAGCGCCGCTATGGGAAGCGTGTTGAAGGGCGTGTTTGGCGCGTTGGTAGACAGCCGTCAACATCGGTTTGAATTAGAAATGGCAAGGGAGGCACGTAATAATGAACAAGCAGTTAAGTTTCAAGAATCAATCAATAGCGGGGATGCTGGCGGTTTTGTCCGTGGCACTCGTCGTATGCTTGCTCTTATCGGGATGTCAACGCTCTCATTCGTCACGTGCATCACAGCAATTTACCCAACCGTTCCCCTTGTCTCCGTCACAAACATCACGGGAGAAGGACGGAACGAACTTTTATTCGGACTCATCAGTCTTCAAGCAAGCCAAGCCCCTTTGGTTGTTACAACAGGACATATCGCGCTCTTTCAAGCAACGGTAGTTCTGCCAATGATCGTGGGGTTTTACTTCACGCCTGGAGGACGAAGATAACACTTTTTTAGACGAAGCAAAAGACAGCCCCGTGCGCGGGACAACTGACCGATTAGCAACGACTAATAATACTAATACTAATATTAACTCTATAAATAGGAGAACTTAAATTATGGCTAATGGAGATACATCTCCCTCACGCGTCGGTCAAGTTAATTCAGCGGGCAATGTAGATGCATTGTTTCTGAAGAAGTTTGCTGGCGAAATATTAACGACCTTTGAAGAAAATAACGTCTTCAAACCTTTACATACTATCCGTACTATCGAGAATGGTAAGAGCGCTCAATTTCCTGTAACAGGTATTGCTTCCGCTAACTACTATACTCCTGGACAGAACATTGCCGACGGTGCTAATTCTTACTTGAGCGACATCAAGAAGAACGAGAAAATCATCACTATTGATGACGTACTTCTTTCTTCGACATTCCTCAGTTCTATCGACGATGTAAAGAACCATTACGACATCCGTTCCGTCTACGCTTCTGAGCTAGGTAAAGCGCTTGCTAAACGTTTCGATGAAGCGATTGCTAAAGTGTTTATCGCCGCCGCTCGTGAAGCTACAGCTAACGTTACTGGTGGAAAGCTTGGTGGAGTACTTGACGTATCCGCTAACGCAATGGGAACACCTGGTGATGGGTCTGACGACGCTGACAATACTGATCCAACAGGAGCAGAACTTGTTGCCGCGTTGTTTACTGCCGCTCAAAAGCTCGATGAAAACGACGTTCCTTCCGATGGAAGATTCGCTGTTCTTCGTCCTCAAGAGTATTACAAGCTTATTACTGGTGGTAGTGGATCGCTCGTTATCTCGACTTCTGCGTCTAATCAAGACGTTGGTGGTTCTGGATCACTTGCTTCTGGTTCTATCGCTCAAGTTGCTGGTATCAGCATCTATAAGTCTACTCACCTTCCATCGACTGATTTATCTGCGGTCGCTACAGGCGACGGAGCAGCGTCTAACGATGTGTTCGGTGGTGGCGGATCTGGGTACAATGGTAACTTCACCAACTCGCTTGGTATCGTTGCTCACCCAGCGGCTGTAGGAACTGTTAAGCTTCTTGATCTTGCGACTGAGTCCGAGTATCAGATGGAGCGTCAAGGAACTCTTTTCATTGCGAAGTACGCTATGGGACACGGAATTCTCCGTCCCGAATGTGCTATCGAATTGCAGAAGTAGTCCTTTCTGTTTGGTTGTGTTGAGGGGAGTGAGGGTTTTAATTTTCGTTTTGACCTCGCTCCTCTCTCACAATCAGATTACCTTAAACTTTATTACTTATACATATGGCACTTACATCAAAGCTTGAAGCAGTAAATACAATGATTGGCGTAATAGGCGAAAGTCCTATCAATTCAATCAGTGGTAGCAGTTTACCCGTTTCCGTGGTAACCGCTTTAAACGTCCTTGATGAAGTCAGTATAGAAGTACAATCGGAAGGTTGGCATTATAATACTGAGCATATCTACCCACTTGTACGCAACACATCCAACAAATTTAGCCTTCCTTCTAACACGCTTAAAATCGATGTACCAATCGACAAGTATAACGACATAGACATTGTCCAGCGTGGCGGTACGTTGTACGACAGGAAGAACCATACCGACGTATTCAGTGCAGACTTAGACGTCTCTATTACTTTTGAACTTATCTTTGAAGAACTTCCACAACAATTTAGAAATTACATCACGATACGAGCAGCACGTAAGTTTGCTAATCGCTTTCTTGGGTCTCCTGAGATCGAGAGCTTTACGCTTCGTGACGAAATTAATGCGAAAGCTACAGCGATAGACAGCGACAGCGAGAACGCAGATCGAAACATATTTGATAACTACGACGTATTACGCGTTGTTGACAGATAGATATGCCATTACTCACTACTTCCGTACCGAACCTCGTTCAAGGTGTATCGCAACAACCCGACAATTTAAGACATCCTGGACAAGCTGAAAACCAAGTAAACGCTATTAGCTCCGTTGTAGACGGACTTACAAAGCGTCCTAATACTTCGCATACAAGCGTGATGGGTGTGAATGCTTTGTATCCGAAGGCTCATCTGTTTAACAGAGACGAATTTAATAAACATGTTTTTCTGTTTACTCGTATTATAAATACAGAACTCGAAGCTAAGAATTTAATTACGGGAGCGGATGTTCCTGTATCGATAAGTAGCGGCGCACAGACTTATTTAAATAGCGCAACAGCGCCTACTTCTCAACTACGAGCTTTAACGGTTGCTGATTTCACTTTTGTAGTAAGTACAGAAAAGACAGTAGCTGACGGTCCAACGCTTTCAACGCCTATTCCAAAAGAAGCTTTAGTGTTTGTAAAGCAAGGCGCTTTTAGTACTAAGTACAACGTCACAGTTAATAACTCCACTGCCTTACACACTTCTCCAGCTACTGCTCCTGGTGCTGATTCTGAAGTCATAGCTGAAGCGCTTAAAACGGCGTTAGGTACGGCGTTCCCAAGTAGCGCTGGTTATCTTACAGGTGTAACCGTTACCAACGGTGGTACAAACTATTCACTTGCCGCTTATAAAGCCGCTTACCCTTCCGATCCTGTGACTCAGTTAACTACAGATTACAAAGTAATAGTAGACATCACACAATCCAATGGCGGGAATGGAGCAAAAGGGGAAGCCGTACTAAGTGGCGGGGCAATACAAAGTATAAACTTCACTCATGGTGGTAGTGGATACAGCAACGATACAGCGACGTATCCTATTACTTTTACTTTTTCTGAATATTTTGGGGTTCGGGGAGGTAGCTTTTTTAAAGCCAAAGCGGCTGGTATAATATCACGTACAGATGCTACGTTTTCGGTTAGTGGTTCTCAAGTAGCGGTTGGAGCGACGATAACAGCGGTGCGTAAGGGTAATCTTTTAAAGATAACTAACGCCCAAGGAACGGATTTTACGATACGCTCATCCGACGGTTTAAGTGATACAGGTCTAGGTGTTGTCTATAAAGAAGTAGATTTTATTACCGACCTACCTAAGAAGTGCTTTAACGGCTTTCGTGTCAAGATAAGAGGCGATGCGGAGCTTAGCCAAGACGATTACTACGTCGAGTTCCAAACGAAGGACAGCGAAGAGTTTGGTGAAGGAGCGTGGGTTGAGACCAATGGTTGGAGTACTGACTCAGTACCGACAGGACAATCAACAGGTATCCCGTTAGACTTCAATAAGACGACCATGCCAATTACGATTATTCCTAACTTTACAGGCAATAATATAACAAGCTACACCGCAGAATTAACAGGCGAGACAAGCGTTAGTAGTTCATGGGCGCTTAGACAGGCTGGCGATAAGTTGACAAACCCCGCGCCTTCTTTTGTCGGTAAACAAATAAAAGACATCTTCTTCTACAAGAACAGGTTAGGACTTCTGACCGACTCAAGCGTCGTCTTTAGCGAGGCTGATGAATATTTTAACTTTTGGCGTACAACAACTCAATCGCTTCTTGACTCCGCTCCTATCGACGTTGGGATCAGTCATACGAAGGTTGCGTTGTTAACTCACGCTATACCGTTTCAAGAGAAGCTAATGTTGTTCAGTGCTAATACACAGTTCGTGTTACGAGGTAGTGATTTATTAACGCCTAAAACAGTTAATATCTCACCCGTTACTGAATATGAGATGGAGGCTAACACACGTCCTTTCGCGCTTTCTAACTTTCTTTACTTCGCGTATCCGCGTGGTTCATTTACAGGTGGTAACTTTACTGGTCTATATGAATACTACGTTGATAAAGATTCGGAGACTTACGACGCTGTTGATTTAACCGCTCAAGTCCCCGCTTACATGCCGAGTATATCGCCTGACATTATTGGAAGCGCGAGTGAAAATACAATTATAGCTGCTTCAGCGGTAAATCCTAAACATTTATATGTTTATCGTTTCTTCTGGCAAGGTAAGGACAAAATACAGTCGGCATGGCAACGCTTCGATTTCGATAATAACGTGACGGGCATGTGTTGTATTGAATCGACGGTTTATCTAATTACGTACGACGGAACAAATCGTTGCTTAGAGACGTTAGAACTTGCTCCAGGACAGGCAGAGTCTGGTAAGACATATCCGATACTTCTCGACCGCAAGGTCAAGTCTTCAACGCTTACTAAGTCGTACAGTTCAACAACGAAGTTAACGACGGTCACAACCGTTCCTTACGATCCAGTTAAAGCCGTTGTGTACACGATTGACGGCGCTCGTTTCCCGATTACACGCGTTTCAAACTCTTCTTTCACGGTTAATGGTGACCTTTCAAGTACGACGTTTTTCGTGGGTCTTGAATACGATATGGAATATGAGTTCTCCGCACAGACACTTAAACAACCGACAGAAAAAGGCGGACGTAGTACAAGTAACTTTACGAAACAAATGATGAGGAACGGCTCAATCGAGTATTCTGACACAGGTCACTTTACGGTTGAGGTCACGCCTAAATATCGTGATTCTTATTCCTATCCTTTTAATCCTTCGTCTTTAGGCGCGGACTCAGTTGTCGGTTTATTAGTACTCGACAGTGGTAGCTTTCGCTTTCCTGTTCATACGCAACATGACGACGTTACAATTAAGGTAAAGTCTTCATCCGCATTACCCGCTCATTTATTATCAGCAGAGTTTGAAAGTTTTATACATGCCCGATCAAAACGATACAGTTGACGAAACATACGTGTATGAAGACTGTTCTATACACACAGCCGTAGGCGAGTTTGACTGGTTACCTTTATACGAAGATATGCGCACCCAAGACATGTTAGAAATCATAGGATTAGGACAGCATCCACGTATCGCGCTTCAAGACAGTTATAAAATATCCGAAGAAGCTTGGACGATACATATGCCTGACTTGCGTGTTGTTGGAAGCTTTGGCGTGTCTCAAGCGATCAGGCAACCTAGCGTCGGTGTTATATGGTTACTGGGAACGCATCGTATGCACCTTATTAAAAAGACTTTTATTAAACATT